AATCAGCCTTGGTACAGCATCAAGGCAGTACCAAAAGACTATTATAAGTCCCTGGCAAGTAAGGAAGAGATCATGGCCACCAGGGCCTCTTTAAAATCAAGAGTACTAAAGTGCTAAACACAGAAAGGAAACCAGATGGAACACAAATATTATTATTTGGAGGAGAGACAACAAATGTCACTACATGAACCAAGATGCCTAGTTTAGGGATAAATGATAAATCCGGGTGTAGCTCAGTCTGGAAGAGTTCCTGGCCTGGAACCAGGATGCCGGAGGTTCAAATCCTTCCGCGCGGAGCGTTATTTTTACAAGGAGAATCTATGAAAGACGGTGAAAAAATAGTCCAGCGCCTGTCAGAGTGTGGTAAAATAATGGAAAGCGGTCAATTTACTAAATACGATTTAGACTATATTGAAAAGGCGCTTAGAATAATGCTCGCTGCGACAGAGAAGACAGTATTGAAAAATAACAAACAGATGCACCGGACGAGCCGGTGATCAACACATTAGACCACCCATATAGGAGAGAATGAATGAACCAATTACCGACAGTAGAAGAAGCCGGAGCAATCGCAGTTGGCTTGTCAGGAAGCCTGGGTGCTAAAGAGCAGGTATTTTTCATCGCAGGATTTCAGGAAGCAGTAAAATATTTAATGTCTAACCAAGAAATTCAGCGGACCAAAAAAAGCCAAGGATAAAGCGATCATGACAACAGGTACATTACCAATCAAATACAGGCCCAGTACTCTCGATGAGTTCTTCGGAAACGAGGGAATAAAGAGCACCCTCAAAACAATTCTAAAAAGACCGATGGACCAAATGCCTCACAGCTTCCTATTATTTGGGCCTTCGGGCACAGGGAAAACAACCTTGGCCAGGATAATTAGAAAGGAAATAGGCTGCTCGGACTACGATTACCATGAACTCAATGCCGCCGACCTCAGAAAGATAGACGACATGAGAGCAATAATCTCTGAGGCACCGCTCGCTCCGCTCAAAGGGAAGATAAAGATCTACTACTGGGATGAGTGCTTTGCTAAAGGAACATCGATAGAAACCCCACAAGGAGCAATGAAGATAGAAGATCTTTCTAGTGGGGATTATGTTTTTTCAATTAATGGAAAAACCAAAATTGAGCGGGTGTTTAAAAACAAAGTGCCCTTAAATCGAATTGTTAAATTACAATTCTCAAACGGGGATACTTTGCACACAACAAAAGACCATCTATTTTTAACTGGTGCTGGGTGGAAAAAAGCAGCAAGCTTGAAAAGTCGGGACTTAATATTTAAATTTAATCCTGAAGTTGTCAACGAGGAGGAAAAAATATATGAAACCCCGCTCTTGCCAGTGGTGCGATCGCCTTTTTGTTTCCAAAAAAAGAAGCAAGACACAGCGAACATGCTCTCGCCACTGCGGTCAAAAATTGAGGGCTTCAGAAGCTGGGGCATACATTGTAGAAATACGATACTGCAAAGAGTGTGGAGCAAAAATGAATGTAAAAGTGTCCGACAAAAGGAAGTTCTGCTCCCGATCCTGTGCGGCCAAATGGAATATTGCCCAGCCGGAAATGCGTCAAAAAATACACAATTCAGAAATCAGAGCAAAAATTTCGCAAGCTCACAAAGCGTGGAACTGCACAAAGGAAGGAATGCTTCAAAGAAGGGCTTCTTCAAAACGAATGAAAGAGAACAATCCCTCACACAAACCCGAGACAATCAAAAAAATGAAGGAAACCAAACTGGCTCGTGGGACATTACACGCTTGGCCAGGAAAGCGTGGAGGAAATGGAAAGCTCACGGCCCCACAAACTCGACTTGCTTCAATTTTGAAATGGTCTGTCGAATATGCGATTTCCTTAGAAAAAAAGGAGCCTGGGTTCCCAACAAATTACAAAGTAGACCTAGCTCACCCCAACTTGAAAATAGCGATAGAGATCGATGGGAAAGGCCACAGGTGGAAAAAGCGTTTATCGCTCGATGTGAAGAAAACAAGGAAGTTGAACGAATTGGGGTGGAACGTATTGAGATTTACAAACAAGGAAGTAATAACAAATCTTTCTCAAGTATTATCCAAGATAAAGAAAGAAGTCAAGGCTTCGCAGAATTCTATGACTTACAAATAGCCGGCCACCCATCATACTTCGCTGAAGGCTGTCCTGTTCATAACTGCCACAATTTACTGACCTATTCGAAGGAGGCTGTACTCAAAATACTTGAGGAACCTCCGGCCCATGTGTTTTTCTTACTGGCCACCACAGAGCCAGAGAAGATTCCAAAGACTATTCAACGACGGTGTACCAAACTCCAAACAAGATTGCTCCCCCCACTGGCGGCTAGGGCACATTTGAACTCGATTATTAAAAGAGAGAAGATCAGTGGGATAAAACCAGAAATCCTGAAACTGATTGCTAGATCCAGTGAGGGGTCTGCCGGTGAAGCTCTTAACTTGTTGGACACCATTAAGGATGACCCCACAGAAGAGGGAGTTGAATATCTAATAACTCTCAGCAGAGATACCCAGGCCCTGTGCAGAGAAGTCTTGGCGGCTATTCAGGGCAAATCTGACTCAGGACAGGTAAAGAAAATACTTACTGCTTTGGAATGCGATACAGAGCAAGCCAGGCAGCACGTATTAAGATACCTGTCAAAGGTGCTTCTCTCTACTTGGGATCCAAAAATATATGAAGCAATGACATTTTTCACAGAAAGCTTTCATAGTACCGGTAGAGCCGGGCTTATAATGGCCTGCTTTGCGGCGTGTAACCCAGTGAGGCAAGAATGAGTGCAAGAACATTAAGCAGAGGCGAGGTGAAGGTACAAGTAAACCTCTTGATACCTTTAAAATGGAAGGAAAAGCTCGATGACCTGGCTCGACAACAGTCGGTAGCTCTTCAAAAGACTATAACCTACCAGGGATTAATTCGAGAAACATTAGATAAACACTTAAACCTATCAGATTAGGAGAAGACTATGGGATACAAAGAGGACGTTCAAATTGATATTGACCACTTAGATCGAGAGTGGATTAGACAAGCGGCCACGTATCAGTATTACGCCAAACAAGAGGCTATTGCCTTGTATGAGAAAGATCAGCTTAACGATAAGCTTGCTCTGACCTATGCACAGTTAGATGGGGACATACGATTAAATTTTGTGAAGTTTGGCTTCGAAGTCAAACCCACTGAACCTGCAATACTCAATAAGATCAAGCAGCAAGAAAAGTATATTGAAGCGAATAAGAAGCTCATGATAGCAACTCGCAACGCCAAGATAGTTGCCGGGGTAGTCAGGTCGTTTGATCATAAAAAGAAAGCACTTGAGAAACTGACCGACCTGTATCTCAATGGTTACTGGGCCTCCCCCAAAATAAAGTCGGAAGCCCAAGAGGTGTATGCAAAGCAAGTACGAACAGAGTTGGAGAAGGATTTAAAAACAGAAAAACGATTAGTGAAAGGTTCTCCTCAAGGTAAGCCGAGCCCACCTTATTCTGAAGACAAAAAGACAGAGCCCAAGGCGAAGGTCGCACCCAAGGCGAAGGTCGCACCCAAGGCGAAGGTCGCACCCAAGGCGAAGGTCGCACCCAAGGCGAAGGTCGCACCCAAGGCGAAGGTCGCACCCAAGACAAAGCCGAAAGCTATACCTGTACCCACAAGCAAACGCAAACCTTCTAAGCCATCACCTGTATCACCAAAAAAGAAATAAATTTTTAGTCTGTTTGAAGCAAAGAACTTGCATTGCTTACCAAAGTTTGGTAAACTACATAAAATTAAGTTTGGGGGAACCTTGGAACCTGCGTCATGTCAACATTGACACTCTCCCCCAAACAACACTTTAACTTAGGAGGTTATACCATGGCAAAAACTGGATTACGTAGCAGACTCACAGGGAAGGCTCTTCTGAAGCGAGTTGAAGAGGCCCACCAAAGAATGAATGAGTATGGAAAGTTCGGAAGGTTCTACTCCACCCCAGCGGGTAGTAGTGCTCCACTCAAATCATGGAAATGCAAAGAGGGAGAACACATCATTGATGTTATCCCCTTCCTTGCTGGTTCAAACCACCACCAAGTAAAAGAGGGAGAGCCCACATATCTGTTGGACATCTGGGTTCACCAGAAGGTTGGCATGAACGAAAATGATTGTGTCTGCCTGGCCAGGAACTACAATGAGCCCTGTCCTGTTTGTGAGTACCTTAATTCCAGGCGGTTGGAGAAGGATCTCACAGCAGAAGCTGAAGAGTCTCTTGAGGCTCTCAATCCCAAACGTAGGTGCCTCTACAACATCGTGTGCTATGATTCCACCCGAGAGGAAGACCGGGGTGTGCAACTGTGGGAGGTAGCCCATTTTCTCTTTGAGAAAAAGATCCTTTCAGTAGCCAGAAATCCCAGAGGCGGAGGATTCGTTCCCTTCTCAAGTCCGGACAACGGAATGTCGATATACTTCGAACGAGAAGGCTCCGGGATGTCAAACACTCAGTACCTTGGCCACAAGTTCATAGACAGGCAGGTTCCTGTCAGTGACGAAATTTTGGAACAAGCTTACACATTGGATGATCTGGTCAATAAACTCTCCTACGAGGAGCTTAAAGAGGAACTCCTTGGTGGCCTGGTACAACAGCAGAAAGCTGCCGAGCAGCCCGCGCAGGTGGAAGGTGACGACATCCCAGATGATACTGACCGAATAGCTATGCGGTTAGCAGCGGCCAAGGTAGAAAAGGATCCCCCACCACCTCTCAGAAGAACCAACCCCCCAGTAAAGCCCCAAACAGTGGCTAAAGCCCCTGGTAAGACGGAGGGCACAAAGAAAACCATGGTACGACGTAGGGTAGTAAAGCCCGGTGCAAAACCAGGTCTAAAAAGGATGACATCAACCAGGCCAAGAAAGTGACATGGTAAAGAAAGCAAATAAACAGAAAAGTGCCAAGAGTGATACAGATTCTCTTGTAGAGCAAGCAGAGTCTCGCCCAAAAGACTCTTTGTATGTCCCACTTGATACCTCCATGGTCATCTCAACAGGTTCAACCCTGCTTGATTTGGCCATCTCCGGCAGTAGAATACGTGGAGGTGGCATACCAGGAGGTATCATTGTCGAGATATTCGGCGGTCCTTCTACAGGAAAAACAGCGCTGCTCGTAGAGATCTGCTCTACCGCCCAAGCAAAAGGCGGAGAGATTTTAATAGCTGATCCCGAAGCTCGCCTTGATAAAGAGTATGCCTCCCTCTTTGGTCTAAAAATACCAAGAGATATTTACTACCGTCCGGATACAGTATCAGAACTCATCACATTAATATCTTCTTGGGAACCAAAAAATGATGGGGTGATCAATGTCCTTGCTGCCGACAGCTTAGCCGCGTTTTCTACTGATTTAGAAATGGGAACAAGGGACAAGCGAGGGCAAAGAAAAGCAAAAGAATTACATGAAATGTGCAGAATAATTGGCCGAAAAATTGCACATAATCACCAATTGATTGTCTTTACTAATCAAGAAATCCAGGGAGATTATGGAAAAGTAACCCCAGGTGGATCAGCAGTGCCTTATCACGCATCACTACGTATTAGAATCGCCCGAGCAGGTGCCCGCCAGTTAGAGGCTACCAAGACAGTGCTGCGAAATGTTGTGAACAAAAAAACTGGAGAAATATTGAAGAAAAAAGTAGAGCTGACCAAAACTATAGGTATAGAATCAAAAGCTACTACTGTTAAGTCTTCTGTCAGTAATGAATATCAGGAGGCTCCTGTTTACATAATTCCCGGAATAGGGATAGACGATATCAGAGCAAACTTAGTATGGCTTAAGAAGGTGATGGCCCTAAACACATTCCCATGCGTTGATAAGGAATACTCACAGATCAACCCCGCAATCAAACATATTGAGGATAACGATTTGGAGCCCAAGCTCAGGGAAATTGTCATTGATACCTGGGAAGCAATCGAAAGGCTCTTTAAGCAGAGCCGAAAAAAGAAAGTAAGATTTTAAATCATGCAAAAGGAGAACTAGATGGCCGCAGGACAAGAAATTACAGTGCGTGTTTCAAAGACAATTCAGGAACAGCAGTATGAGCCCCTAACCGCAGAAGTTATTATCAAGGAGACCTGCCCCAAAAAGAAGGCTGAGGAACGAGTGGATGAACTACTCAGTCAAATTACTGCTCAAGTCTTTAACCATCTTGGGATCGAATCAGACGAAGAAGAGGTCCCCGAGGAAGAGGTCCCCGAGGAAGAGGTCCCCGAGGAAGAACTCCCCGAGGAAGAGCTGGCTGAGGAAGAGCTGGCTGAGGAAGAGCTGGCTGAGGAAGAAGAAGTCTACGAAGAAGAAGAAGTCTACGAAGAAGAGGTCCCCGAGGAAGAGCTGGCTGAGGAAGAAGAAGTCCCCGAGGAAGAGCTGGCTGAGGAAGAAGAAGTACCCGAGGAAGAAGAAGTACCCGAGGAAGATGAGTTCGGTGACTTCTTTGACGACACCGACCCTGACGTACTGTGAAAACCCTAGTAATAGATAGTAATAATTTATGCTACCGAGCCCTGGTTATCCGGGGCTCCCGGGAGATCTCCGGCCAGGCGGTTGCTAACAGAGAAAAGGAAATTATTTTGTCTGTTATTCAAGGCTTCCTGGTTCAACTCCAAAAGCTATCTCGTAGATTTGGGACCAATAAATTTATCTTTGCATGGGACTTAAAACCATACCACAGATCAAAGGTGTTCCCTGCGTACAAGTCCGCGAGAGCTTCCGAAGGAAGAGCTAAACATGAACGTAGAGTACTCCCCACATGGGGACCACCTCCGCACCTTAAGGAACCAGTATTCAAGTTGTTGAGGGAGAAAGTTCTTCCAAAGATAGGCTTCCGTAATGTCTTCTGTAAAAAAGGCTTTGAGGCCGACGACATTATAGCCTCTCTTGTGCAAACATATTCAAAACACATCCCTTATGGCTCTTTGGTAGTGGTCTCGTCAGATAAAGATTTGTATCAGCTTTTGGATCATTGCATTATTTTCTGCCACAAAAAAGGAATTATGACAAAGGATACCTTTGCTCAGAAGTACCCATTTCCACCTAAAATTTGGCCCTACTTTCGTGGCTTAACAGGTGATCCATCTGATTCTATCCCTGGTATCTCCATGATAGGTCCAGACAGGGCTATGCACTTTCTGACCAAGAGCATGCAAAGGGAAAGTAAAGTTTACGAACGAATTACAAGCCCAGAAGGAAAACAAATAGTTCGTAGGAATATCAAATTAATGACCTTACCCTGGGGGGGCACAGGAACATTTCCCTTAAAAAAGGATGAGCTCTCCTTCCCCGCGTTGCTTGATCTATCCAACCGGATGCACTTCGATTATATGCTAACACCGGACAAGGTTAGATTGTGGCATGACTTCTTCTATGGGACTTGATTATAAAAATAACAGCATACTCTTAGATAAATGGAAATTAGGAAAAACAGTAGCCCCTCGCGGGGTGGGGATTGAAACAAACAATGGCACAAAAAGGATCCGGATTTGAAAGGGCTATCTGTAAGCAACTATCTCTATGGTACTCTAATAAAGAAACAAACTCAGTCTTCTGGAGAACAAGCACCTCGGGGGCCAGGGCCACAGTCCGAGCCAAAAAGGGCTTAGCCACCCCCAACTCTTATGGTGATATCAGTGCCATAGACCCAATCGGAGTTCCTCTTATAGACTTAGTGAGCATTGAGCTCAAACGAGGGTACTCCGGCCAACTGACTATTCAGGATCTACTTGACAGCAACCAAAAGAAGCCACTCCTACTGAAATTCTGGGAGCAAGCTGAGCGAGACCGCCTTGTGGGCAAAAGGAAGTGGAGCTGGCTGATATTCCAACGCGATCGAAGGAAGGCCTGCCTTGTATTTAATAAGTCCTTTTGGAAGTTCCTCACCAACTATGCTGGAAAATCAAAGGCTGTCCGGCTGTTGGTAAAAATTGACTGTGTAAATAAAAAGACCCGCTACAGCTTATACATGATGAGGCTATCCGAGTTCTTGGACTGGGTAGACCCAGAGATATTCAATGCCTACACAAAAGAAAATGCCTAACAATATAATTGAATCTTTGCACTTAGTTAACTTCGAGGTCCACGCGGATACCCTGATCGAATTTGACCCGGGAATCAATGTAATCAAAGGGAGCACTGATCAAGGAAAGTCCACAATAAGAAGAGCCCTCACGTATGCAGCATTCAGTCGACCAGTCCAGGGCAGGGCTAAAAATAAAAAGAAAGACAGCTTCGTGGCCATCCGATGCACTGGGGCTCCCACAATCACCCGTGGCAGGGTCGGAGGTAAAAAGGGTAAGAACTACTACAAGATAGATTCAAAAGAGCTCACAGGGGGCAGCACTGGATCTCTCAAGGCTTTCAAACGTGAAGTCCCAGAAGAAGTCTCCAGAATATTGGATCTTTCCGAGGTTAATATTCAAGAACAGTTTAAAGAATACTACCTGCTGCAGAGCACCGCCGGCCAAGTAGCGAAAACAATTCACAAGCTCCTTGGCATGGACTTAGTAGACAAGACTTCCAGAATAGCCAACAGCGCAATTACTGCACAAGCGAAGCTCCTTGAATCCCGTAGGATCCAACTTAAAAATATCAAGGTGGACATAAAGGAATATGACTACATCGAGGGATTAGAAACTGAGCTTGAAGACTTGGAGTTGGCAATTCAAAACTACGAGGAACTGGAAGCAAGAACACACAACCTGACTGCATTGCTCGAAAGATGCAAGATACTGAAACAAAAAATAGAAGCCTCAAGTGTTCCTGACATAGTCGAAGAGAGAGCCAGATTACTCTTAGTTAAAATATCGGAGACAGATGAACAACAAGTAAAGTTTGACAAACTGCACCAGGCCATAAAAGCCGTAGATAAAGTTGCTGCCAAGCAGAGGGAATTGAAGGAGTGGATGCAGGTAGAGGACGAGGCCATAGAATTACAAAAGGAAATCACAGGCCTTCAGACCCTGGGAGTGCGGAGCCAGCGGTTGGGTGAGCTGGTCACTCAGCTTGATGGGATCAATAGCCAAACGGCCAATGTGCGAAAAGTTATCGAATACAACACCAGCAAGCTGGCTGCCATGAAGAAAGAACTTAAGGTATGCCCTGTATGTGAGAAACCATTCTGATGGACATCTATAAGTTACCAATAGAAACAGATAAAACCCTTAAGGATAAAACCAAGGCCCTCATCTTTGAAAACAAAATAGTCTGCCATCCGGACTTGTTAGAAAAAATCAAGGAAGGTATGGCCCTCATGAAAGCAAGTGCAGAGGGATATGAAAAAGATATAGTTGAAATGTCAAAGGGGAAACCAAAATGATGCTTGGAGCCATGGGGGATTTGCACCTGAGAGACACTATTCCAAAAGGTAGGTCTGATTCTTATGACGAGGTGCTATTAAATAAGTTTGTGTTCATACTGGACTTCTGTGACCTGCATAAGATAAAGGTGCTCATTCAGCCAGGGGATTTCTTTGAGTCCGTGTCTGCATCTATATCTCTAATTAGACGTACATTCCACATACTTAGATCCCACACTGTTAAAGTCTATGTGGTCTATGGCCAGCATGATCTCAGATTCCATGCCAAGAGTACTGAGAATGTTCCTCTCAGACTATTCGAGGATTTTAAGCTTGTCACTCGGCTGAACCCTACTGGTGGGACCATACTTAATCTACCAACAGACGTTAACACTGTAGTTGGTTGGGGTTCCAGTTGGAATGAAGATATCCCCAAAGACACGAACCCAAAGGACGTGAACATCTGGGCCACCCATAGGATGGTCATCGATGATAAAAAGCTATGGCCAGGGATGGAGAACTTCGCCGTGGCAAAGCACCTGCTTAAAACAAATCCTTTTGATCTCATAGTAACCGGAGACAACCATACATCCTTCACAACCAAATATGGCCGTCGATGGTTGGTCAACTGTGGGAGCCTGGGCAGAACAAACATAGACCAAGCTACGCATATCCCTCACTTCTTTGTTTTCGATACAGACACCAAGAAAATGGCCCGGGTTAGAGTCCCCATCGAGCCCCCCTTGGCGGTTCTTAAAATTGAAGAATCCAAAGAGCGAAAGAGAAAGGAAGCAGAGCTGAGTCAACTCATCGAAAAAATGGAGTCTGTTGTTAAGGTCCAAAAGAAAATAAACTACAAGGACGCCGTTTTAAGTGCCGTTAAAAAGGTTAATAATGACGCCGTAAGCAACATGATGGAAAAGATATTCATAGCCGCAGAGTCCAAAGATATGAAATTGAACCTGGAGGAGACAGCATGAACGGAAGAAAAGCAAAGGGGTTAAAGAAAACAATTTATGGTGACTTCAGTCCCAAAGAGAGGGACTACGCACGACAGCCTACTGGATCCGTTTACAATACAGGTAAACGAGCAGCGTACCAAAAATTAAAGAAGGATAGCCATAAACAATCAGGTGGCAGTAAGCATATAACCAAAGGAAAGAACCGACCAAGGTGGCTTTACCCAAAAAAGAGAGATCAATAATATGCAGTCAACATTGACCAGTTTGAACAGGCTGATTGAGGCCATAGACAGGGCTAAGCCGGAGAAGGCCCGCCTCGATGGAGAAAAGAAAATCCTTCTCCAGAATCTTAAATCAGAGTTTGGAATCACCACCCTTAAAGAAGCCAAGAGTTTATTTTTAGACTGGGAGGCCGAGGGAATCAAACGGAAAGACGAGATTCAATCTAAGTTCAAAAAGTTGAAGAGTATCTACAGGTGGTAAAATGAACCAAGACTGGTTAACTGAGGTTGTTGGTCTGCGTCAAAAAATAAATGAGGATAAGGCCGCCCTTAGATACCACACACAAAGACTGGCTGATACCGAACGGAAGATACTGCTTGAAGAGCGCCATGAAGTAGTTCTAAAAAAGTGTCGTGTGATCCTCCACGCTTCTGCTTTAAAGATGCAAACGGAAGTTAAGGGGTACTTAGACAGCTTGGTCTCCATGGCCCTTAAAACAGTTCTCGAAGATCCCTACCAGTTTGAAGCCATCTTTGAAACCAAGCACAATGAAACGGAGTGCAGGTTGGTGTTCAAACGAAATGGAGAAGAGAGAGACCCCTTGGACTCCACCGGAGGGGGAGCAGTGGATGTAGCCGCCTTTGCCCTGCGTGTAGCTGTTCAACGGATGATCTGCAACAGGCCTACCCTACTATTAGATGAACCTTTCCGGAACGTATCAGAGGATCGTCACCCCTTCGTTGTTGATCTACTCGAAGCGGTGAGCAAGAAATTAGGGCTTCAGTTAATTCTAATTACCCACAGAAATAGGCTGACCGACCGTGCAGACAAGGTGATCACCATCAGAGGTGGACGAGTTATTAAACCCAACGAGTAGGTAAAATAATGTTAAACTATTCATCTACGGACACAGACCCAAGTACAGGGAGATCTACAAGCACAGGGGCAACTAACTGGAAGGCCTATGGTAGTAGTACTAATAATTATATGCCCTCTACTTCCTTTTTTCAGTACGAAGACGAGGAGGAAGATGCTCTTTGTTACCTGGCAGACCTGCGCAAGTGGCGCAAGCACTTGAAGTCTATGTGGGTGGAAATACTCAATGCAAAATCGATTGTTAATATGCGATACGTTTGTGGCATCGAGTACTATCGAAAGGCCTTACTGCCCATATCTGGATGGGTGGCTAAAACAGGGCACCGAAAAAAGAGAGATTAACAGCCATTAAACCCGGACATACTTGTTGTACTTTTCTATAAACTGAGCAACCGTTCCCTTATCCGGATTTCTATTGTAGTGAATATCCCAATAATAACCTAAAGCTTCAATGTTATCCGGGTCAGGAAATGGAAACGGGATTCTTCGATAATGCAAACGGGCCATGCAGATAGCATAAAAAAAATTCCCCTCTAACGCACCATTGTTATCGTAAGACCGAATACCTGAAATTTTGTAGACAGCAGCTTGCTTAGAACGACGATTATAGCAAAGATAATTAACCCATATATCTTGTTCATCCCTAATTTTAGAATCATCAGGTTTATACGCTTCCATTTGAAATGGCCCACGGCCTGGCCCACCACCTATCTGTCGAAAGTATGTACCAAAGTTTGACTCAACAGCAGCAGTCCCTAACAGTAAATTGATAGCCGCTTTGGAATATAATTTCTGCTCGGTAATAACCCTGGTAATCAGATCTTTAAATTGATCTCTATTAAAAGCCATAACTTTCGCACTCCCCAACCTGAGCTCTACTTAGCAACTTTCAACAAGTTTCCTACCAAGACATCAATCACATCAAGAGCTTTTTCGACAGCACTTGAACCTTGCTGAAAGCCTCTTGTCACAACCCTGATCTTTCCGGTCGTCGGATCAAACTCAAACTCAGTCTCTCCAACATTGCGGGCACTCTCTACCTCAATGGTTGAGTTCGCACCATCAGGATCAACGTGTCTGTAAATGTACTTCGCTCCCCCATGGGTATAAGGATTGCAAGATACGAGCAGACACACAATGCCTAATAACAGTAAGATTCTGATCTTCATCAGTTCATTCACCTATTATGACATGAACAGGTGAGGTGCAAAAGATAATCAGAGGCTCAAGATTATCTTCTGGCGGCACATAGCCTACTCTAGTATAAGTAACAGATTCACTGGGGACGCTTTCTTGACAAGCATCATAGGCAGTTGCGGTAAACGTATATTCTACATTGGGACGCAAATTAAGATTAACATCTATATCTGTGTAGCTTATCCTAGTGTCATTGACATCAAGCTCAGCCATAGGCAGATTCTTAATTCTATCCACTGCCCCAGTATAATCTCCTTTGTACTGTATGTTGTAACCCAAAATGTCTGGCTCAGTGGGAGTATCCCAACTTAGATCAGCAGCATGAGCCGGAGTTAAAATAAACCAAATTGAAGCAATAAGAACAACAACTCCGATGAGTACCATAACGAATAGTTTTTTATCTTGTTTAATCATTTTGAGTCTCCTTTTAAAAGGTGCCCCCGACCTTCCAACCAATCCCGTTGCCATCAGGCCCGGAGCGTGTTAGGAGGGGAAGTTTTTTATTCTGGTAGTTGAACTCCCTCGTCTTCTTCTATGGCATCGATGCTATGGTTGGGGTCGATCTTATCAAGTCCCCAATCTATTAACCCTGCCAGCGGATGATACCAAGGGATTGTACCACCATGTTTCCTCTTTAATTTACCGAGTCTGGATGAAATAGTCTCATCTGGCCAGCCACCAAGAATAGTATTACCAAGTTGGTCTAGGCTAATTAGCAGATTGAGTATATATCTTTTCATTTTTAACCCCTACAAAGAATTGCTCCCAGCCTTCCAACCATCCCTTGCCATCCAGCCGGGAGCATGTTGCGTAAAGATTTATTCTCTTATTCGTACCGCACCAGTCTGAAAAATCCAAACTCTATAAGCACAGGATCATCTATTGCATAACCCGGCAGAGAGGGATGTAGTGGACTTTCTATTCTAGCCCCTCTGACTCCTATGCCCAAGAAATCCCACCCGCCAGCAGGGTTTTTAAGATGAATTTCATACGTCGACCTCAGACAAAACAGACACTCAAGCGCAGTTGTATTAGAGCCAAATTCGCAGGCCCTCATCATCCCACAACACTGAGTTTCATCTTCATTACAGGTGCATGGCTTCCTGGAAATGGATACTGAATATTTTTGTACACCGTTATTAAAAACAGCTACCCATTTAGGGCCATCGTACACAATGAGGAAAGCTTGGAGAAAAGGTACTTTATCTGTGTCTGATTGCTCAGATGGTGGCAAATTTGGTGGCCTGTGCGGAGGTGTGGGCGGTATATCTGGCATTGGTAGCCCGCCTGGAAACGGTGAAACATACGGAGGAATTGCTGGTTGCTCAGGTGTCTCCAGCGGCACAACTGGTGGCGCAGGTATAACCGGAGGAGAATTCCAAAAATATAGATTATTAAAAAAGGAAGGCGGGCCATCATCGAGGCCATCTGCCAGGCAAACACCTGATAATAATACAAAAACCATAAGTATCGCTACGAATATCTTAGTCATTTTACTTCCCCGTGAACTTAAATTCTTCCACCTCGTCCCCGAAACAATATGTTGATGTCCCGTAAGAGAGTATTCTATTGATCAGACCAAATTGGCCTGAATTGCCCCGTGGTCTCATCGAGCATAAAAATAATACGGATAAAAACTGTTTCAACTCCGTCAACTTTGACAATAACATTCGGGACCACGAAAGCACCTGTAGCAGAATCGAATAGTGCAGGCTGACAGATACATCCATCTTCACCAGTATCGTCACCAGGGAGTATAACCGTTGAATCATCACCGCTAATGATGATAACGGTCCCATCACCGCCTATCGTAATATTTGTAGAACTATCAGTAACATTATCGGCAAATGCAATTGAACTCGAACTCAGTATGAATACTGAAAGAATAACTATTAAAAAGGTTGCAATTCTTTTCATGATTCTGGTCCCCCAATCAGTAAAAGATTAAATCAACTATTTGACCTTTGACATACTTGCGTGACGCCTGACAGTTGGGTTAATTGACTCAATTAGTAAAACAGACGTACCCTCTTCCAAGTGGCACCAAACAGGTATCCTGTTAACGTCGGGTATGATCCGGCTACTGTGTTTACAAATCGAGGCACCTTTAAATGTATAGTTTGTCAGATTTGTGCGGGCATAAAATCAACACTCTTTGCACTTTCTTATTATTTTAAAGTGGTTCGAGTTCTCCCCCATTTACTAACCCCATCTACCAGTAACCATATACCTAAGAAATTCAAGTATTGCACCACCACTAAGACCACTTAAAAGTCCCCATCTTCTACCAGTTGATCCCTCAAGTTTCTTTGTAGCTAAGTGCTCCCCAAGATGTGCAGCAAAAGCCACTTCATGTTCTTTAGCATCTTCTTGCATAATCTCTATTTTCTTTTCTTTACACCTACGAGCATTTTCAAGATTCTCGATCTTTTCCTGATCCCGAATAGAAAAATCCCTTAAGTCTTTACAGGATTTGGCTATGTCGGCACAACTGAATTGAATAGATTTAGTGGCTTCAACAAGATTATCAGTACAAATCCTTAATCTTGCCTCAAGCAATTTACCTGCCGAGCATAACTCTGAACTATTCTCTTCGTGGCTTCTCCTATCTGCTCCACTATAAGACATTTCTAGTCCACTCCACCAATGCTCTTAATATTTGCAATTACTACCCCGCCTGTAGACTTGATATTTGCCTTTAACACGCCTGATATTGACTTTAAGTACTCTGGACCGCTTGCTGCTAT